ACCACGAACCATTAAAGATCCAACAGTTGACGCATTTTTTCTATCTACATTAATCCCAAATTTGGATAAGTTACTGTAAGACTCTTCAATTTCATCGTTTTTACTAGAGGTAATTTGTTTAAAAAGCCTTCCTAATTATGCTTTTAACAATTTAATATCAGCGTCTCCTTTTAATGGATTTATGCTACCTACTATACTATCAACTAAATTTCTATCATTGTCAGATATAGTTTTACCACTTTCACCTAAAATTTCTGCAGCATTTCTGGCTTTTAATTCTATCAATAAAGCATTTAACTGTTTTAATGGGGTTGTTTGACCATCTCCAATTTTAATACCAAAAGATATTGCTAATTGCTTTCCAAATGATCCAACTTGCGATGCTGCATCAATATCAGAAGATTCGTTTATTAATTTTGCAATATCTCTGAATTTATCCACACGCCTTGTTAAAGATTTTTCCATTGTTTGTATAGCATTTACTGCAAGTTCTGGACTAATAACTTGAGATTTTGTTCCAGTAGGGTTGTTTGGATTTGCGTAAAAAACATCAAAAGTTGTTTTAGAGCCACTAAATAATGGTATTGATCTTGGCTTTTCCAAAAAAATCTTTTTCTTACCCTTATTTTGTGCTGTAATCAAAGATTTTGTCATATCGGTATAAACGCTTGAATCAATAATTTCATATTCATTATCAAATTTTTCATTGCCAATTAAATTATTTAATTCATAAGAATTTAATCTAGTAAATTCACCATTATTCTTTAATATACTACTTGCTAAACCACCTTTTTTGGGAATAATAACGTATGAGCCTCTATTCATAGCTTTTGCTTTGTCTGATTTAGCGTTACTAAGTGCGTATGAACCAGCTCTGGCTCTAATCGATTTTGCTTCTAATACAGCTTTTCTAAAGTCTGGCATTGCAGCTTCACCTGCTTCTCCAACAGAAGTAAGTATTTTACTTACGTCAAAACCTTTGCCTGCTCTATTTTGCATTAGAGCCAAACCAAATGACATAAGAGCTTGTTTATTGTCTGGATCACCAGAAATATCTAAACCTGTAGCATCTCCAAATTCTTTTATATAATCATCAAATGATGTAGGCCCTACTTCTTTTTGGTCTCCACGAACTTGACTTAAATAGTCAGCAATAGCACTTTTTGTAGCCGTTTGTGCTGAATTTAAATTTTCTCCAGATCCGTCAGCACCTTCAATTTCGTTTGCACTTTCAGCTTCTGTTAATTCTGCATCGGTATAACTGTCTGTATAATCAATATCGCTGTCTGGATCAGAAGTATCTATATTTTCTTTTTCTATTTGCTCTTTTATTTTATTTACAGTATCTGCATTAGCAGAATCACCAGCATTAAAAGCTCTAGGATCTGGAACATTTTCACCTAAAGTTGCAGAATTAATTTGGTCTGTTAAAGCCTGTTGTCCAGCTTCTGTAAATATATCCATCCCTGCTACATCAGACATTGTTTGTGCGCCAGTTACATTGTTTCCTACTCTAAAAGGAGAATTTTCATTTGGTAAAAACATTTCAGAACCTGGACCTATTTCTCCTCTCCTAAGTTTTTGACCTATTCTTTTTTGAAATGAATCGTCTGATTCTTGACCTGCATAATCACTAATTATGTTTCCAGATGGGTTTGTAAAAGCTGATATTATACCAGCCCCGCCTCTTATCGCATTGAAACCATCTATACCAAGATTACCTAAACCTTTTAAACCAGAAATAAATTTAGTGTCACCTATTTCTGATTGAATTTGACCTGGTTTTGGCATAAATTTATCTTTTAAAGCACCTTTGCCCTCTAATCCTAAAGCATACTGTTCTGCTATTTCATTAAAAGTTTTTGGTCTACCAAGTGCTTTTAACAATGTATCTGTATCACCTATGTTTAATCCAGATATACCTTGATTTTTAGGGGCCATTATCTATTTCCTATTTACCTGTTGTACCACCATAAGGTGCTACTTGAGATAGTGTTGTGTAAGCACCTACACCCTGTAAGAATGGATTAGCAGAAGGTGTTGCAGTTTGCGTAAACGTAGAAGGTATACTTGCACTTGGAGAACCTGCTATTAAGTTTTGACCTATTTGCAGTCTTGTGTAAGGGTCTTGCAAGCCCTGCATTTGATTTTGTCTTTGAGCGTCTAATTGTGCTTGTTCTTGTGATTGTCTCATTGCACCCAATTGACTTAATTGAGATACATCAGCTTGACCTAGAGCTTGGTTTAATCGACCCAAATCTGACGTTGTGCCAGCTAAAGTTCCAAACGCTTGACCAATACCCCCTGATAATCTTCCAGCGTCTTGAGCGGCTTTTTGAGCTTGTGCATAATTAGCTGATATTAACTTTGAAAGGGTATCTGATTTAACTTGTTGTAAACCTCTACTTGTTTCGGCTCTTTGAACACCTTCACGACCTCCACCAAAAGCACCAGATTGTATCGCTGAAGACGCATCTTTTTGTCTTTGTCTTTCACCTTGTCTATTAATTTCACCCATTGCCGCATCAATAACATTTTGCTGATAAGGGTTCATAAATTGATTCACAGCATCTGGCTGTAAAAAACCTAGTCCACTTGTTAACGCTTGTTGAGCCGCAAGTGATTGATTAGACGCTCCTTCCATAAAAGGTCGGTAAGCACCTGTCATTTGTTCGCCTAACCCTATCGCAGAAGAACGAAGCGGGTCCATTCCTGCTATTTGGTAATCAGGTAAATTTAACGGAGAGTCTAATAAGCCTGGAGTTGTTTGCGTTGCACCATCAAACTCACCAAAACCAGTGTTTAATAGACGTTTTTGTAGACCTTCAAGTTCAGGAGGTAATCTTTGTATATTTTCAACGGTTTGAACTGCCATTATGCCCTAGCCTCCAATTGATTCATCATATTATAGGCTTTTTGTATACCTTTTCTTTGGTTTCCACCACCTAATCCTTTTACTGCATCTTTAGTCAGCACAAACTCTCCAGCCATAAGCATAGCGGGAACATCATCTTTACGTCCAGAACCTTCGCTTGGATCTATACCACCATTTCTACGAGGGAAACTCATTTCTCCACCCATGTTAGCATATGTTATACCACCAAGTTTACCGCCAGGACCTCCAGCTCCAAAAGGTCTTCTTTCAAATTCTGTTCTTTGATCTTCGTCTTCGTCATCACCTGACAATAATTGCATTAATAACCCAGCACTTAGACCTTGACCTAAACCTGAATTTAAAAAATTACTTAAAAACCCACCAGATTTGAATGCACCTTGAACATTTTGATTTGCAAGATCAGTTGCTGTTGTTGATCCACTTGGTTGAAAAGAAGTTTTACCCATGCCATCAACATCACTTACGTTCATTTTACCGCCTTGAGCTTGTATAGCTCCTTGTTTTGTTGCTTGTGATCCAGTCTCTGTTCCAGCACCACCACCAAACATAGCTCCAAGACCACCTGATAATAATCCAGCCATCAAAGCGTCTTTTGTTTTGCCACCACCTAACTTACTTGCTAAAGCACCAGTTCCTGCTCTTAATAAGAAAGGGCTTATGCCTCCAAGTGCAGTTCCAGCGGCTAATTGAGGAGCAAATGCTGATAAAGCAATAGGAGCTAATTGTTTAACAAGTTTACCTAAATCAAAGTATTCTTGTTGTCCTGTCATTGGATTTATACTATTTTGTCCAGACCCAACCATTTGTCTTTGTGGGTCAACACCTTGATTTTGAAAGGCTTGATTTAAACCCATGTTTAATTGTGGGTTTTGTTGCAATACAGATTGAGGAACAATCATTTCACCAGATTGTGCATGTACCATTTGGTTATCACCAAAGCGACCCATGTTATTTATACCCGAATAATTGTTCGGTGTTTGTTGATTTTGAAACATGTTATTATTCCCCATATTGTTCATAGGAGAGTAATTATTAGGTGCTGTTTGAGCTTGAAACATGTTATTTTGCATATTTAATCCTTATTAACACTAAAATTTTAACATTATTTACTATCTAGCACAAGGCTATAACTTTATTAACTTACGGCTACCGTTACTGTTCCTACAGAAGATGTCGCAAAAACTGCTCCTGTAAGAGCTTGACCTCCTTCTAATATTTTTAAAAAACCACCATCTCCAACATAAATATCACCTATATTAAATATGTTACCATTGCCAGTATTAGGGATTGATTGAAAATTAAGTTGAGGGTTTTGCAATTGATTTATTATAACCTCTAAAGACCTTACTAAATCACTTAAATAACCAACTGTTATTTCATCTGGAGGAGTAGGTAATCTAGGAAATGGTACAATGTTACTAGCCATTATCTCCTACCATCTGGTCTAGCATCAATTCTAGTTGACCCTAGCCTCCAACGAACACCTAAATCTGTAGACGCTAAAGAAATATTAAATGATCGACCTCTAACTCTTATATCAGCCTTATTTGTCCATTGTTCAAAGGGAACGGTGCTTGTTGAAATGGCTGTTCTTGTTACAGCACTAGTATCTGCTTGCAAATAATCCCCTCCTGGAAAATTACGACCTTCAATAGTTATATTAACGGATGGATTGTTAACAGTAGAACCATTAAATGTTATATCAGGTATTAGTCGGCTAATAAAAGAAAACCTATCGCCTTCGCCAAAATCAATTTGACTTGATTCAATATTAGCGTTTAAGGCAGAACCATCATCATCGTATCCCTTTTCGTGATTATAGACAAGTCCATCTGCTGTAGCTATAGGAAAATCTCTTAATCCTCTATCTATCCAAGCTGATCTTTTGAGATTGCCATAATACCACAATTGTTCGTTATAATTATAAATAACATATTTGTCATTTTGTCCATCTCCACCATTAGCTGTAGAATTAGAATTAGATGGATAAAACCAAATTACTTCTCCAAATTCTGAATTTACACCAGCAAAAATTTTATCTAATTGATTTTTATTCATATCAAAAAATACTTCTTCTTTTACAGTGCAAGGTATTTGCTTAACTCTACCATCGTAAATGTAAAAAGAATTTTTTCCCATCCAAAGAATTATATCTTCAACAGCCACGACTGCATTAGGTCCTGCAATGGTAATATGTGAAGCAACGGGAGTTATCCCAAATGTAAATGGAGGACCTATGAACCTCATAGAATGAAGTGAGTTGTCAGTCCAAATAACAATCTCTCTTTTAGTTTGTATAGCTCTTATAAATTTAGAACCAGAACCAATTCTTAAATCACCCGCTGTATTTGATGCTGTTGGTGTCCAATCAGTTAATGATTCTTGATTAGAAAAACGTATTAGTAATGGATCTTGAACTCCTCCTCCACCTATGGCATCACAACCAAATGCAATAACATGTCTGTCTGAATCAGAAACCATTATTTGAGTAACAAGACTAGGTGCGTTAGTCGAATTACCAATTGTTGAAATTTCAATTGCTCTTGCAGTTAATCCTTCTGTTTTCTGCCAATAATAAACCGCTCCGTTTCTTGGATTAATAAGTAAGTCTTCTCCAAAATTATCATGCGACCATAAACGTAAAGCACCAACGGTTGTTAAATCTGCTCCAGAACCCCATGTTCCTCTAGCCCAAGCTCCAGCACCCCAACCAGTTCCACCAATTTCAGTATCTAAGCCGACACTTATTTGATAAACAGCGTCACTACCTGAACCACTATTACCCGAATCACTACCATTTGCAGCGGCACTAACTTCAAAAGTAAATGTGTTTGCCGTAGGAACGCTTGTTATTTGATGCTCTGCATTTAATACGGCTGCTGTAACAACTCCACCTAAAGAAGCAGCTCCCGCTATTGTTACAAAGTCACCTTCAGATGCTCCATGAGAACTATCTGTTGCTGTTATTACTTTTGAGCCATTAGTTGCAGCAAAAACAATACCATTAGTTGTTGTTGCCCTAATCGGTGTAATATCAAAAAAAGCTCCTCCTTCTTCTATATAGTATTTTAAATGAGTGCCTAATCCTAGATAATCAGACCCATCTAACGCTATCCAATTTTTTAATGCTCTTGCTGATCCTTGATAAGTTGCTTCTGAAAACTTTTCCCAGCCACCTATTTTTTCAGGAAAGCCAAGACGAAAACGTATTTTATCACCATCTACCCAGCCACCTTCGTTAGAGTAAGCTGTAACATCTCTATTTATTCCTGGTTTAATTTGTAATTTTGTTAAGGCCATTAAAAACCCTCTTTTTTAAGAACTATACTTAGGCATATCAGGATTAGGAAATGTATGCCCTGCACTTGGCTTGCCATAGGATGTAAATTTCTGTGCATCACCATCGCTTGATACTCCTGTTAGTGATACGACTGCTTCATCTCCACAGTTACTATGACTTTCAGATAACTTAAAAGTGTTTGTCGCAGTTGCTATTACATAGTAAGTTTTTTTATTAACT